GCAGACAATTCAGTAACAGAGTACGAGATTACTCCGCTGATTGAGTACGCCTTCGAGCAATACGCCAAGAAGGGCTTTCACAAAGCTCTTATCGAAGATCAGAAACAATCCGATATTTTTTGGATTGTTTGGGAATCAGTTAGACGTTCGGGTGAAACAGTCAAACCTTTCGGGGAACAGTTTCTCGAGACTCTCAAGTCAGTTGAGGTCTTAGAGTCTGACCCTTTAGGGTAGATCGGAACTCCCTCACCTATCTCGCGACTCGTTTGAGTTACGAGTATGGAGTTCCTTTCGAAACCATCGTTGCACTACCTTCGATGGTGTTTAAGACACACGTACAAGTCCTCAAGGACATAGCGAAGGAGCGGAGCGATGCCAGTAAAGCTGCAGGGCGCAACCGCACTTCGTAAGGCATTGGCTAAAGTAGAACCAACTCTTGCAAAAGAAACAAGCAAAGAGATTGCATCGTTCCTCAAGCCAGTAGTCACAAATGCTCGAGGCTTTCTGCCTTCTAATGACGCCGTTGCTAGTGGTTGGCTAAAACGTCCTAACGCTTCTGGTCGCTGGGCTAATCGCTCTTATGACTATCAGGAAGCCCGTAAGGGAATTACTTTTAAGTCCACACCTAGCAAGCCCAATCGTCGTGGCTTTCAGGCTTTGGCTTCTATCTTTAATAAGTCCGCTGCTGGTGCTATCTATGAAACCGCTGGACGCAAGTCAGGCGTAACAGGCAACTTCACTCCTAAACTCGGTGGACAACTTGTAGGCAAAGGTCAGAAGATGACTGGTCGAGCAATCTTCAGAGCGTTTGAAGATGATCGTGGCAAGGCACAAGATGGCGTAGTCAGAGCCATCGAGAAGGCAGCGGCTAAGTTTGATTCTATGAAGGATAAGGTGTGACATGGCAGATTTAAGAATTGACGTTGCTGCGGAGTTCACAGGCAAGAAAGCGTTTAAGCAAGCCGACACCGCAGTCCAGAAGTTACAGAAGGACGTTCTCAAACTAGGCAAGAGCCTTGGTCTTGCTCTCGGTTCTGCCGCTTTGCTCAAGTACAGCAAGGACGCAGTCAAGGCTTTCGCGGCTGATGAAGCAGCGGCTATCCGTCTTGCTAACGCAGTCGATAATCTAGGTCTGGCTTATGCAAACCCACAGATTACCAAGTTCATCAAAGAGCTTGAGATTACTGCTGGCGTTGCTGACGACGTTCTACGTCCCGCCTTCCAAGCATTACTGACAACTACTAAAGACCTTGGCACTACTTATAAACTTCTCAACGATGCTCTTTCAATCTCACGCGGATCAGGTATAGAACTTGGCACAGTTGTGCAGGACTTAGCTAATGGATACGTTGGCATTACTCGAGGGCTCAAAAAGTACAACACAGGACTGAGCCAGACAGAACTTAAGTCAAAGTCTTTCGCTGAGGTTCTCGGTATCCTCAACGCCCAGTTCGCTGGGGCTAATCAGGCTTACCTCGATTCCTATGCTTACAAGTTAGACGTTCTTACAGTTGCAGCTAATAACGCCAAGGAAACAATCGGCGGTGGGCTAGTCAATGCTCTCGCGCTTGCAGGCGGTGGCAACGAAGTTCAGGACGCGGTTAAGGCAATAGATAACGTAGCCAAGGCAATCAATGGCATCACTACAGCGGTTGGCTTTGCAGTAGGCGCACTTACTAAGCTGTACAAAGGCTTAGACTTCATCACTACATTCGGTGGCTTACTCGGGCCGAATGGCAAGATAGTACAGAAGCTAAACCCTTCTGCTATTGCACAGCCATTAAATAAAGTTGCACAGACACAAATTAAATCTTCAACCATTCTTGCTAAGGCTACTAAAGCCAACACAGCAGAATTAAAGAAGCAGTCAGCACTCAAGAAGTCTGCCTCACTCTTTGACCTAGAGCAGATTCAAGTTATCGCTGCGCTCAAGGGCAAACTATCTGACGAAGATCGCAAGCGCTTAGAACTACAGCTTGCCATTATGACTGGTAACGATGCGCTTGCTAGCAAGCTAACTTACGAGATTGCTAAGGCTCAAGGGCTAGGCACAGACCTCGCCAAGTTCCTTGCAGACCTTCCAGCAGCTAAGAACCCTTTTGCTTCATGGGAAGCCTATTTAGACATGCTTGCAGAGAAGGCTCGCCAGATTGCCAGCCTTACCATTAACGCACCACTAGGCACAGCCGCTGCTGCGGCTTCTAGCGGCGTAGGAGTCTCTAGCAACGTTATGACCAACGTGCCTGTAACTGGCTTTACACCGCCTCCTACTGGTACTTATGGCACTCCTACAGGACCAGTACAAGGTCCACAAGTAATCGAGTTAAAGATTACAGGCGACGGAGACTTGACAAACACAATCGCTAAGAACCTTATGCAGCAGAGCCTTTCATCTGGAAATCAGACCTACGTCAATCGTCGCACGGGTGGCTTTGAGTGAGCCTACCTGCACAGATAGCAGTCTCGTTCGACTTTAGCTCTGGTGCAACATTCGGAGCAGGGTTCGTCATTGGTTCACCTGATAACGGTGTCATTGGCGTTAATCGCTTCGGCTCATCTGATGTAGTTATCCCCACAGTTGATCTCACTCCCGACGTTTACTCAATCTCAATTCGTCGTGGTCGTAACATCATGAAGGACACCTACGAAGCTGGCACAGCAACAGTTCGAGTCTTAGATCCTCTAGGTTACTTTAACCCACAGAACCCAAGCTCTCCTTATTTTGGCTATCTTGTGCCTCTTCGCAAAGTGCGCATTTCAGCCACAACAGCAACAGCGGAACATTTTCTCTTTTCTGGTTATGTCAATGACTATAAGTACACCTTCCCTGTAGGACAAGAAACTGCTTATGTAGATTTGCTTTGCTCAGATGGGTATCGATTGCTACAGATGGCTAACGTGGGAACTATTGCAGACACTCCAGCAGGCCAGACAACTGGCACACGCATTGGCAAGATTCTTGATGACGTGCAATGGCCTGCCTCTATGCGCACTATTGCAACAGGTGTAACAACCTGCGTTGCTGATCCAGCAACTATCCGCACAACCCTAGAAGCGGTTAAGAACGCAGAGTTCTCAGAAGGACTTGGCGCGTTCTATATGAGCCCAGACGGCACAGCAATCTTCAAGTCTCGCTCTGAGGTGGCTTCAACCCTTGCTGCTACTCCAACAGAGTTCAACCAGACAACAGGTATCCCTTACCGCTCAGTCAAGTATGCCTTCGATGACAAACTCATTATTAACGACGTGAAGTTCAACCGCGTAGGCGGTACAGCCCAGAATGTCTTTAGCCAGACTTCTATCGACAAGTACTTCCCTCATGGCTTGACTCAAGAGAACCTCATCGCTGAGACAGACACCATTGTTGCTGGCATTGCTGGCAATTACGTCAATACTCGCAAAGAGACGACAATCCGCATTGACGAGATGACTGTGGACTTGCTAGATCCAGCAGTACCAACCGACACAATGATTGGCTTGGACTACTTCGACAACCTAAAGATTACAAACGTGACCCAAGAAGGTTCAACGATTGTGAAAACCCTGCAAGCGCAAGGCTTTGCATGGGATATAACACCCAATAAGATGACGGTCTCGATTACAACTCTTGAGCCTATCCTCGATGCTTTCATCATTGGGAGCAGCACTTACGGTATAATCGGCACATCTACATTGAGCTACTAGGAGCAACATGGCAACCTTTCCAGTCACCACAGGCGACGTACTAACAGCGGCAATCTATAACTCGCTAACCGCCTTTACAGTCGGTGCAGATAATACAACCGACTACACAGCGGTTCTTGCGGATCAGTACCAAGTCCTAGAAGTCATGAATAAGGCGACAGCCATTGCCTTTAAGATTCCTACAAACGCCTCAGTAGCGTTCCCAGTAGGCACAGCAATCACAATCCTCAATAAAGGCGCTGGGCTCTGCACAATCTCAGCAGTTACCCCTGGCACTACGACAATCCTTTCAGCGGGTGCGGTAGCAGCTTCTCCAACCTTGGCTCAATACAAGACAGCCGTCTGCATCAAGACTGCAACAGATACTTGGTATGTGGTGGGCGCGATTGCTTAACGTAATCTCAGGGCTTCTCTCAGGGGGTGCTGCTCCAGCGGCGGCAACGTCTTATGAGTCTATTTCTACCGTAACAGTTGGAGCGGGCGGGTCAAGTTCTATTTCGTTCTCTTCAATCCCATCGACGTTTAAGCACTTACAGATTCGCTATATGGCGCGCAGCACTGTTGCAAACGTTGCAGATGGTTATGTTTCAGTTCGCTTTAACGGTGATAGCACTAACGGTAATTACTATTTTTATCACTTCCTAGACGGCAACGGCTCAAGCGCAGCGGCGGCAGCGGGCGGTACTAACACAAACATTTATGGAGCAATCTGCGCGGGCAACAACGCAACAGCAAGCGTATTCGGGGCAGGAGTAATCCACATTCTCGACTATTCCTCTAGTAATAAATACAAAGTGACTAGAGGACTTGGCGGAATTGATAACAATGGCTCGGGAGTTGTCCGTTTATCTTCGGGCGAGTGGTACAACACAGCCGCTGTAACTGACATTACTTTAGGTGCTAACGCTTTTGGTAATTCTTTTACTCAATACTCATCATTCGCGCTCTACGGGATTAAGGGATAAATCAGATGGCAGCAGGCTCAACTTATACCCCGATTGCGACTTACACTACTAGCGGTTCTCAAACCTCTTACACCTTCTCGTCAATTCCTAGCACTTACACAGACCTTGTTTTAATCTGCAATGGAAAAGTAGTCAATAATGGTGACTTCCTATTTGTTCAATTTAACGGCGATACGGGCAGCAACTATTCACGAACACAGGTTCAAGGTACAGGAAGCGCAGCCCAATCAGGTCGTGGCTCAAATGAAACATCGGGATATATCGGAGTCTGGTATTCAGTAAATAGCGTGATTCGTGTGAACTTTCAGAATTACAGCAACACAACAACTTACAAGACCTACCTATCTCGAAGCGATGCGGCTGACCAAAATACTTCTGCGTGGGTTGGATTGTGGCGCAATACCGCTGCAATCAACAGCATTAAGATTCTTTCGTCTGCAATTACCGACGGAACTACCTTTACCCTCTACGGAATTCAGGCGGCATAAAATGGCAAACACATTTGAACTTATCGCTTCTTCTACTGTTGGCTCTGGTGGGGCGGCTTCTATTGACTTCACTTCAATCCCTAGCACTTACACAGACCTTTGCATTAAAGTGTCTATGCGAGATTCTGCTGCTGGGGCAAACGCTGGACAATTGAAATTTACTTTCAATGGCAACACAGCAAACTTTTCTAGCCGATGGTTAAGAGGTTCGGGTTCAGGTGTTGTTTCCTCACCGCAAAGTTTTTCAACAGCAATAGATGTTTCTGGAAACAGCGCATTGCCATCTTCAGGAAACACGGCAAGTACTTTTGCAAATGTCGAGATTTACATTCCCAACTATGCTGGAAGTACTAATAAATCCACATCTTCAGACGCGGTGGGTGAAAATAACGGTACTGAAGCATACGCAATTCTTGACGCTGGACTCTGGTCTAACACAGCTGCAATCACACAAGTAACTTTAACCACTTCATTGCTATTTGCTCAATACTCAACTGCTTACCTCTACGGAATATCAAAGTCATAGGAGACAAAATGCCAAACCCAACACGAATCGAAATCAACTGCGAGACAGGCGTTGAGTCAATCATTGAACTCACCGATGCTGAGGTTGCTGAACTTGCTTATCAGGCAGAGTTGGCAGCTGAAAAGAAGGCAGAAGAAGCTGCTAAGGCTGAGGCTGACGCAACTGCTAAGGCTGCACTTCTCGACAAGCTAGGGATCACAGCAGACGAAGCGAAGCTCCTACTAGCGTGACACCTAAGTTATGCAAAGCGGGGCAACAATTAAGGCTTCAAGTCGATGATAGTTACCCTGACAGAGACCGCACCTCCGACGGCTGGATTGGCGACACACGTCATTCAGCGCGTCCTTCTGATCACAATCCTGATTCAACGGGTGTCGTCAGAGCGATTGATATTGACAGGGATTTATCTGGAAAAGCAAAGCCAGACCTCATGCCTGACCTTGCAGATCAGATACGACTCTGCGCTAAACGTGGCGATAAGAGAATCGCTTATGTCATCTTCAACGGCAAGATATGTTCCAGAAAATCCCTTTGGCGCTGGGTCGCATATAAGGGAATCAATCCGCATGTTAAGCATTGCCATGTTTCTTTTACTAAAAAGGGCGATACAGATGGTTCGTTCTTTAATATCCCGATGATAGGCGGCACAGTATGAATATGAAGAATCCTTACCTAATGTCAATAGGAGCGTTCCTAGCAGTATGGGGTACAACCTCTAACTTTGCTTTGGACTATCGCGCAATCCTTGGCTCACTAGTAGCAGGCGTGTTTGGTTACGCAACGCCTAAAAAATGAACCAACAGGACTTCTTCACGCTTTACATTGCCACCCTTGGCATAATCGGTGGACTATCTGGGTATGTCATTACTCATTTACTCTCTGAAATTAAGCGACTTAACTCGCGTGTCGATGAGATTTACAACATACTTCTTGACCGATAATTATTGACATGGCAAGAACTAAGAAGGTCATTGACCTAGATGCTTACTCAGCTCTAGACCAATACTGCATTGCTCTGCACGTTTATTACACCAGTCTGCGCAAGGCTGGCTTCTCTACTGATATGGCTTTCTGGCTTCTCTTAGATCGTGAGTCCTATCCTGACTGGATTTTGCCAGTCAAGCCCATCGAGAAAATATCGGGTAATCCCTACGAGGACGATGACGAGGACTGATGAAGAAAATCGTAATCCTGAGCGACTTGCAAGTTCCCTTCGAGGACGTACATGTAACTCAGAACATTGCTCGATTCCTCAAGACCTTCAAGCCGGACCAGACAGTCACCATAGGTGACGAGATTGACTTCCAGACAATAAGCAAGTGGTCTGAAGGCACGCCTCAAGCCTACGAGCAGACCCTTGGCGATGACCGAGACCAGTGTGTGCAGCTTCTCTGGGAACTAGGCGTTACAGACTGCATACGATCTAACCACACAGACCGTCTCTACAACATAATCATGAAGAAGATTCCTAGCTTCTTAAGCTTGCCAGAGCTTCGGTTCGAGAAGTTCATGAAGTTTGATGAACTAGGCATAACCTTCCACAAAGAGCCTATGGCAATTGCGCCTAACTGGGTGGCAGTTCATGGAGACCACACGCCTATCAAGCAAATGGGCGGTATGAGCGCCATAGAGGCCGCTAAACGCTACGGCAAGTCAGTCATATCAGGTCATACCCATAGGGCTGGCAGAACGGCTTACAGCGAGTCTGTAGGGGGTCGTATGGGTCGTACACTACATGGTGTAGAAGTGGGAAATCTCATGAGTTTTCAGGCTGCAAAATATACCAAGGGCAGCGCACAATGGCAGCAGGCTTTTGCCATTATGTATGTCCACGGCAACAACGTGCAGGTGGACATTATCCACATCGAGAAGAACGGCACGTTCATAGTCCAAGGCAAGGTCTATGGAAGGGTTCGCTAGGCCAGACTTCGGAGACGAATCAGTCGATGAAATCGTTATCGTTTCGTTATACAAGTTTGGCTTCTGTCAGCTACACCTGATGTAATACTTCTGCTGTTCCCAAAGTATGGGACAGAAGGGCTACACATGACAGTTTTACAGTTGATCCTGTTGGCAACACACGCACTGGTCGCGGTCATTTTCTACACAGATGGCAAGCGCACAGGCTATGTCGAAGGACGCAAGGCAGTTCGCAAGCACTATGAGAAGCTCCAGCAGGTTGGTCGATGAACGCCCGTGACTACCTCAACGAAGCGAGAGCTACTATCCAAGACCGAGGACTTGATTACGGTCACCCTAGCGACAATATGCAGCGCACAGCCTCACTCTGGAGCGCATACCTCGAAGTGCCAGTTACGGATTATCAGGTGGCGATGTGTATGGCATTGGTCAAAATCGCAAGAAGCATGGAGACTGCAAAGTCAGACACTTACATCGACCTTGTCGCGTACTGTTCAATAGCAGG